CCCCGACTTGCTCGAAGCGCACCCGCACTTGCCGCCCGGACCCCCGGATATCCGTCGAGCCGGTCAAAGCATACGGCCCGTAGGACTGTTCGGGATCGTGGGGCTGGAAACTCGCGAAGAACGTCGCTTCCACTTGCCCGATCGGCAGATCGTCGGGGAGCAGCTTTTGGAAACTGAGCGTCCGGTCTCCATTCCCGAGTTCCAAGGGGCCGGATTCGATGTAGGCGTTTTCCCCGCCACGGTCTTGGCCGACTTCGTGGGCGTAGAGCTTCCCGCTACTGTCCCAGAGCATGGGCTGCGCGAACACCCCGGCCCCGACCCCAGCGGCGCGGGGGAGGCTGCCCGTCATCCAGAACCCTTGCCGATAGTTCAAGGCCACGTAGCGGTCGTTCTCGGTCCCGGATTGCGTGGCACTCGGGTAGAACCACCACACTTCCCCAAACGCGGCATTGGCGAAGGCGGTGATCTTCGCCTTCTGGGTCTTCTGGAAATCCCCAAAGACGTAATCGGAGACTTCGCAGGGGAGTTGCCTGACCGCCCCGTCGTAGCGGAAGAACTGGCCGTCGCTCATCCAATAGGCGGCGCCTTCGGCAATCGCGGCGGCGTTCGGGCCTATGAGGCCACAGGAATCGCCCCGCTGGTCGAAGCGGTAGATGAACGGCCCCCCGATGTAGACCGCGCCCCACACGTCGGCATCGGTCCAGAGCAGGGTTTCGCGGGGCGTGCGTTTCCCGGCAATCAACCGGCCATTCGTTTGGAGTACGAAATCGCCGGCGGAGTTCGTCACGGCGGGGGTCCACGTCGTTTCGGTTTCTTGGGAGGCCCACGCCACTTGCCGGGGATTCGAGGACGCCCCCAAGGCCATGATGAACCGTTCTCCGGTGACGACGACGGCCCGGCAGCCCGTCGGGGCATTCGTGAGCTGCGTGAAGTCGTTGGCGATGTTCTTGTCCCAGATCCAAATCTTCCCATCCGAGGTCAAACAGCCGAGCAGCTTTTCCCCGAAGTTGTCAAGCGACCACGTATCGGCATCCACAAAGACCGCCGCCGTCGAGCCCGTGCCGTACAGTCCCACGCCATAGGGTCCCGCGCCATAGGCCCCCGATCCGGTGATCGTCGAGCCATCCGCCGCGCCGGCCACTAATCCGCCCGGCGTGATATCGGTCAGGGTCGAGGGCGAGTAGGCATAGGCTTTGGTGGTGCCCGTCGTGCCGAGGCCGAGCCAGGCCGAGCCATCGTTCCCGCGCCATGATGCTGTGCCCCTCGGGAAGCCTGCGGCGTCGATTTCAGTCCCAGTCGAATCGTAGGTCAGCGCCCATCCGCCAATCGGGAGAATCGGCGGATACTGACTCCCATCGGGGAGCCAACGGATCAAGTTCCCTCGCGCCCAGCGCCCCTTGGATTGATAGAGCGTGCCGTTCGCGTAGAGGCCCGCCGGGAGGGCGAGACTGACGAATGTCTCCACTAGGAGATATCCGCCGTATCGGGGTCCAGGTACTTGACGGTCGCGGTTTGGAGCGTGAAGGTCCCCGCCCCCACTTGATCGCAGCCGAAGACGATGGGATTGAGGCTCGCTTCGTTCAAGGTCAAGGTGACCATCGTAACGGTGGTCGCACTGATCGTCGTTTCGACGCTATGCCGCACCACATCCGCTCGCTGGCTAGAGGCGGCGCGCCGAATCACCCGTGCGTGGACCATGAAATTGGTGCCCGCATCCGCCGTGAAACTGAGGAGCGTCGAAGCGTTGAGGACGATGGTGACGAGGGTATTGGTCGCCCCAATGATGCCGCTATAGGTAATCTCGACCCCCGCCCCGTTCCGGTCCCAGGCCCCCGCGGGGATATCGACATCCGCCACCGTGGTCAGGGCGGTCGAAGTGGTGGTGCGGTTCGCCGCGGTCCAGAACGTATGGGCCACGCGGTTAACGGTGGTCGAGCCCCCGATGCGCGAGGACAACTTGCCGTTATGCTGCTGATCCCCGCCCAGTACGAAGCTCTTTTGATGGAGAATCCGTCCGTACCACGTCGTCCCGCCGTCGTAGGTGATAAGTTCGAGAATATCGACGCCCGCGGCGGTGAGCACGGGGTCCACGTCCCCATTTTCCCAGATGACCGCGGCGGGCCAGGTGATGGCAAAGGCCCCGCCATTCGTGAGCTTCAGCCAAATCCGAGTGAAGAACGTACTCGTGGGGACGTTCGAGAACGCGATCGTGCTGACCTGCGTATTTGTGCCCGTGAAGGCCCGGGCCAAGGCACAATCCACCGTGGTCGTCGCGCCCCAGGTCAAGGCCGACTGGATGAGCCGGGGCTTTGCCAGTTCGGTGTCCAGGGTATCGAGGTCGGTATTGAGTTTCGTACCCCATGTCCCCGAGGAGGCCCCGACTTCGGGCTTCGTTAAGGCAAAGTTGGTCGTGGTAGTGTCGGCCATTTATTTCTGCAACTGGTAAGGGGCGGCGATGGCGTTGTTCGTGTAGAGCGCATACTTCGCCACCAAGGCTTGCTCCAAGGCAAACAAGACGCTCGGGCCGAGATCCCCGGTGAAGATGATGACTTCCGCCACATCGCCGATGAAGCCCGTCACCCCGACATCCACATTCGAGTTGGTATTGGTCCCCGTCGCCCCTGCCGGGAAGGTATGCACCCCATCGACCGCAAGCCGAGACGAGGCCCCCGAAGGCGCGGCCACGAAACTCGACACATGGAACAGCGTCACGTCCCCCGCGACTCCAGAGGTCGCACTCGCCACGTTGTCATCGACCGCCGTAAAGGCGTTGGCCGTCGCCCAATCCAAGGCGAGGCCGATACGCTGCGCGTTGAAGGTCGCGATCTTGTTCAGCGCCGCATCATCCGCTTCGGTATTCCGAAACACCCCGATGACGGTGATCGGACGCACGATGGCCCCCGCGACGGCGGCTTGCATCGTGTCCGTCGCATCGACGTAGCGGACCACGGGCTGGCCCGCCAAGATGCTCACCTTGTAGATCGGCTGGTTCGCCCCGGTGCCTTGCACCAGATGCCGGGCGTTGCCGGAGAGGTCGTTCCACTGCGCCACGGCGGTCGCATCGGCGGGATTCGCCGCGCCCCCAAAGCCGTTCAGGGTGTCCGCGCTATACCACGCGAACAAGGCGCCCCCGAAGGTGCGCGGGTCGATACTGAGCAGGTTGCCCACTAGAACACCCTCGCTAACGGTTGGAATTGCGGACGGGTCCCCACGAGGAGCCGTTCGTGCTGGCGATTCACGTCCTTGACGATCTGGCGGAAGCGGCTCTCCCACATCGGCAAGCGTTCGTCGTGCAAGAGATAGGGCGCGGATTCACACAAGGCCCCGTAGAGATAGAGGTCCGGCGTATCGGCGAGAATCGGGTTCGTCGCGGCATTCGCCGTCGTGATCGGCACCGATTGCGAAAGCGTCGGCCCGACGATTGACAACACGAGTTGATAGAAGCTGTTGACCCCGAGCGAGTCCTTGGGAACGTTCGGGAAGGGGTAGACGGTGATCGCCTGTCCCGTCATGGCATAGGCTTCTGGGGCACCGATGTTCGGATTCGTCTCGTGCCATCCAAAGAGGACCGTGGGAGAGACTTGGGGAAGCGGAATGGGGGGATTGAACGTCAAGGCGCTATCGTAGATCCGGTAGCCCACGAAGTCAATCTCGATGGCCCCCGTCACGCCAGGGCCCGTAATTGGCGTGGTGGCTCCGGTGGTAGCCGAGACCGGGAAGTTTTGGTCTTGGCGCGAGGTCCAGAGCCGGAGTTCGCGCTGCATCCGGGCTTCGGCCAAGCGGATGAAGTCTGGGATGCGGGCGTCCAGGTCCGCCCGATTGAGGTACGCGGCGATCGTGGAGACCAGATCGGCATAGGTGACGAAGGCCATTAGACCGCCGCCCGCGTTTGGGCCGACTGCCGACTCGTCACCGCGTGTTGGGCTTCAAACTCCACCATGCCGATGTGGGTCACTTCTTTTGAGAGGTCGTGATCCACGTAGATCGTCGCCCCCGCATCGGTGAGCTTCTTGCAGAAGTACAAATCCTCCCCGACGTGCGCGTGGTCATCGGGCACCCAGCCCATCATAAACCGGGGCGGCTTGATGCTCCGCACGAGGTCGGCCTGCACCAGCATGACCCCCATCCCTGTGGCGGCCACGGCCTCAAGCCCCGTAGAGTCTTGTTCCGTATAGACACGGGTCATGGGGTCCCCGAGACTGTGGACGCTCACGGGATGAAAGGGCGGGCGCCGGGTGGTGTAGTTGACGGCGACGACGGGCGTGTCGTGCGCGAGGAGTCGAACCAATGCGTTGACCGGAAATCGCATGTCCGCGTCCAGATAGAGCAGGGCATCGCACTGAGCCCGGAGGGCGGCCTCGGTCGTCTTTTCCCGTAACTCAGGGAGCCAGCAGCCGGTTGCCAGAAAGCGCCGGAGGTCCAAGTCGGGCCGCGCCGCCACAGTGAAGGCGAGGAGCCCGGCCAAGTCGTATGAGTGCCAGGCCCAGACGTGATCGGTCGAAACAAGGCACACCCCGATTCTCACAGTTTGCCCGCCTTGACCCGGAAAAGCCGGTTGTCCGAGTTCATGCAACCTGCGCCCACATATGGGCATGGTGGATACGGTGGCAGTTGGCGCAAAGGAGATCGCACTTCAGGGCCTCCGCCGCCGCCTTGCGCGATAAAAGCCAGTTTCCAGCTATCGCCATCTCTTTTGTCGCAGGATCTCGATGGTGGAAATCAAGCGCGGCCCATTCGCGTCGCTCTACGGGTTCCCAACCGCACTGTTTGCATCGACCACCGAGTTGTTTGGCGAGCGTGATTTTACGATTTTGCCATCTGGCGTGGCGCGCCGCATTAAAGCAGTTCACACACCACGCATGGCGTCGAGTGCCTTTATCACCCCCACAACGTCCACATCGTCCAGGGATGGCATACTTCATAGGCTGCATTCCCTTGGCCCGCCGCTTCTGACGTTCTCGGGCAATTGCGCAAGGACGGCAACTACGCCCTAGCCGACCGTTCTTACCAGACCAGCGATACCAATCATCCGAGTGGCATTTGCGACAGGTCTTGGTCATTACAATTTCCCGGGTTTGACTCGGAAAAGACGGTTCTCGCTCGCATTGAGAAACTTGTGCATCGCCTGTTGGCGGTCCAAGGCCGAGAGTCCTTGCTCGCGCCACGTCTTGCGGAGCGCCATGTAGATGGGCATGGGAATCCGCGCTACCAAGTTGTCGTTGTCCTTCCACTTCGTCCCTTGGAGCTTCGCCAAGTCCTTGTTCTGTTCGAGGATCGGCTCCACATCCACATCAGACGAGACGGCGAAGCGCCCATCGGGGAGCGCATGAAACGTCCGCACCCGCCCAGTCAAGGGGTCTTCGTCCAGGAGCAGGGTCGTGTCACTCATAGCCCGCCTTCGCCCGCTGGCGAAACCCCTTCGCCGCCGGTTTGTGATGCGCCTTGGACGTGTTGGCCTTTCCGGGGGCTTTCACAAACTCCTTGCCTACGGCGAGGGGAATCCCGAGCGTGGACTTCCCCGCGGCAGCCGCGTACATCGCCCGTTTCTGTTTCTCGGAGACGGGAGGCATCAGGGCCACTA